CAGGTGAAGTTGAAGCTTGTCCCATATGGCACCCAGTGACATAGTTTGAAACTGGGGTTGCGACAGCACCGCATGAAAGATATTCATGAACGGTAAGGCTGCCGGAGTACTCTGGAAGAAACCTTCGACTTGCGTCTTGGCTTCATCAAGGTATCTTTGCTCGACTTGGGTCCTTTCAGTTTCCTGCTGTCTCTGTGCGGCAAAGTCCTGCACAGGTTTGACCCCTTTGGCAATCTCTTGACGAACCGTGTCAAGGATTGACTTGGAGTCTAAATTCCCACCGTCGAAGCCTAATTGTGTTATATCTATACCACTTAACGCAGCGCGTGTCAAGAGTGATTTTAACACGCCTACCGGGTCGGTCTGAGCCTGCTTGTAAAGCTGCCCAGCCTCCAAAAGTTGATCGGGTGGCAACTCATAAGCGTTGATCTTGGCTAACTGAGCCCTTGCCTCCGCAGCCTGCCGCTCAAAGTCCAGACCAATCTCCACCGCTCGATTGAGCTTGCCACGCTCCTGTTCTAGATGCCCCTGAATGCGTCCCGAAGCGCCTCGAATATAGTCGGTGGCCTGCTTATGTATACGCTGATATATCCGGGCCTCGCTCCCTGCACGAGCAATAATCTCTCCCGTACGAGGATCAACCAGATTGCCTTTCTGGTCTCGTCGAAAGTCAGCCCGTGGATCGAACTGCATAGACCTTGCTCGAAGGGGGTCCTGCTGTTGCTGGGGAGTTGGTCGCTGTGGTTGCCGCTGTGCGGGCTGTTGTCGTTGGATTTCTGGTTCATAGTCTTCACCGTTCAGATTACTTTGCTGACGATCATCGCTAGGAAGATCATCACCAAAATCGCCATCATCACTAGGAAGGTCGTCGTCGCCAGTGGATTGCGGTGCCAAATCTTCATCGGTTAACCCCATCGAGTCCTTGATGGTATCCATCGCCGTTTTTTCGTCAAAGTCGCCTGCCATCTTTCTCTCCTGTGTGTGTCACACAACTATTGCAGTGGTTGCCCGGGTGGAGGTCCCCCGGCTGCCTGTTGTGGTGCTCCGCCTCCGTTTGCGCCTTTCATCTTCGCGACTTCCTGTTTAAGGAGCGCCGCGATCTGCTCTTGTGGCACGCCCTGTTGTGCCATCATTTCCACTCTCTGCTTTATTTCTGGCGGCAGGTTCGCCAGTTCCGGTGGAATGCCTCCTGCTCCACCGGGTGGTTGTCCTTGGGTCTGAGGACCGGGAGCATTCTGGCCGGGACCGGGAGGTTGCGCAGCCCCGGTAGAGTTGCCGCGCTGTAGGTTCGCGACCATCTCCTGCTCCATCAAGTCCCAGTCCTCAGGCTTAACAACAACCTCCGTGAATGCCTGTTCGAGAACACGCAACGCAACTTTCATACTCGTCATGGGCGCAGCCGACGCAAACTGACCAATGGCCTGCGCTACCTGAACGGCCTCTTTCTTCTTAAACACGGAGTTAGGCTTCTCCGACGTGCCCGGGACGATTTCCAAGGCAAATGACGAATTGTACCGATCCAGCGTCATATTCTGCCAGCCCTCGGCGATCTTTGCACCGACCAAACCGGCGACATCCTGTTTACTCATAAACTGAATGCACTGTTCGAGGAGAGCTTTACATAGATCGGCTAGCACGTCCTCGACCACCTCGATCTTCGCACCCACACTCATCCGAGCGGCATCTTGATATGATTGTACCGAAGCTTCGTTTGTGTTCGTTTTGAATTGAACACCACGGATAGCATCAGAAGTATTCGAGATACGGTTAATCGAATTGATCGTCGGTTCCTTATTGAAAAGAGCTTCGTACTGAAGACTCGGCGGAGCAAGAGCTTCAAATAAGTCTTTAATTTTTGAGCCCTCGGGGACCTTGATGCCGACCACAGACTGTTCATCGATGAACCCCCTTCTCAATGCTTTTTGTAATATCTCCGCATCCTGCGAAGACATCTTTTGGGAGTTGTAAAAGATAAAGTTGAAGATCGAGTTTCTTATCCGGCTAACCTGCCGATTGATTTGATTGATCTCATCCTGTTGGTCTAGATAATACGATACTTCTCCAACAGTTGTGGTTTGTCCTGTAGACAGACCAAATCCAATAATGAAATACGGGAAAAATCGGGTAGTCTTAGTAAGGTCATCCCATACCCAGAGTGGATATGTCCAATCATCAGCCGCGAACAAAGCAGTTCTCCGGGTGGCTTTGTCCCAAAGGACCCAACACTCAGTAAAATACATGCCCCTGTAACCAGAAACTTCTTCATTTTCTTGCATTGAAGTTTCGCCGGAAAGCGACTCAACGACCAGACCGAACGCATCATCTTTAATTCCAGTTCCCGATCCAGATGAGAAAACGGCCTTATGGGTTGGTTTGAAAATGTAATACCAGCAATCCTCATCCTGATCTTTGCGAGTAAATTTGTACTTGAGAAAGCTCGTCGGGATGTAACACCGCTCGAACATCCACGTCGCATCAGTGCCGTCTGGCATTTCAGCAACCGGATCAACAACGAGGTTTCGTGCCATAACGTTGGAGAGCTTTGGTCCACTTGGCTCAAATACTTCCACAACGGCTTCGATTGCTGCAAGTTTGCCATAAGCGTTCTCCAGTTGCTTGGCATTCTTCGCTGTCGAGATTTCATCTGTGACTCGCGCGAGTTCTTCCATCATATTCTCAACGGAGTCCTCTTTGCGCGTGTAGTCCAGTTTCAACACGCCAAAATTCGTCATCAGCGCAACGCCGACAGCCTTCTTCACCTTGGGTTTGCAATTCAGGAGGTTCTTACCTTTGAGCAATGCGTTCAAAAGAGAATGCGCGCACTGCGAGAATTTCTCGTCCTCTTTGTCCGTGGTGTTTACAGCAATATCAGGCTCACGGCCATAAACAGCAGGAAGCATGACGTTAACATTTGAGTATACAACATTCTCCGTAACGTCACCTCGACTAAAGACTCCCTTTGAACTACCAGAGACTCGGTTCTGGTGGTTATTATAATATGCAAAACATTGTTCCCACGACTCGTAAATGAGTTCATTCGCAGTGAGTGCGGCGTCAAGCTTATTTCTCCAAAGCGAGCCAAATGCTTTGGTAACAGGAATGCGAGAGTCAGGATACATCTGATACGCTGGAATTTTCTTATCAGGCTCCGGCTGCTTACCATTGATGTATTCATCGACATCGAACAACTCTCCTTGCGGATCATCGGGCTGGTCAAAATCAAATTGTTCACTCATCGATGCACCCTTATGTGTGTGTCACACAGACTAAGCCCGACGACTTACGGTGCCGTCATCATTCAATTCATGCCAGAACATCCAAGGCGGGATCACAGCCGACTTTGGTATCTTGATCTCACTCGGGTCAGGCAGATGCGAGAGCATGTACTTCAACGTGTCGAGCGCATGGTCGTCACGGTCAATTGGCTTATCCAGCATATCGCCTAGAGTTGACTTGTCCCAATAGTAGTTAGTGATTTCGTCTTGGATAAACTCAAGATCATCCACGAAATACAACAAGGGTCCTGAGGGTGCGCCTGTAATAAGGTGCGGATGCGTGGGTTGATCCCCAAGATACGCACCCACCTTCGCAACACCCGTGATGATATCGTTATTGGCGGGCCGACACTCCATTCCTGCATCCCAGAGTAATTGGGACAAAGGCGTGCCAGTATCAATGTGCTTTTCAATGACCTTGGTCTTGAAGATTGCGGGATCGGCCCGAATTTCGTCTTCAATATTAATAAGATGTGCATACTTTCGTCTGATCTTTTCGACCATCTTAGGTTGTTTAGTGTAGTGACAGTTGCGCTCATAATAGCCGTCAATGATGATAACTCGCCCCCAATCATCCACATACCCCAAGAGATAACACGAGGGTGAGGTAAGGCCGAAGTCGTATCCTTCAAGAGCAATAACACGAACATGCCTCCTCTGCATCTCCCAGAGATGGTTCATAGCTTGTTCGCGGGTGATGAGATGCTTTATGTCCTCGAAGTCCTGATAAACCAGTCCTTCGTAAGCTGCCCACTTGCCTTCCAAGAACCTATCGCGCATTTGGCCCCGATATGATGCCTCAAGGGTCCTTAGGAAATCCTCTGTCAAATTCTCTCGATTGGTATACGTTGAGCCTTCAATAATTTCAATGATCGGCAACCCTGTAACAGGATGCGACAACAAATTCTCAGTACGCCTTCCAGAACGCTTAAATGTATGTACCGGCTTAATTAACTCTTTGTAGACCCAATTTGACGTCGGATTGCTAGTAAGCATGAGCCATCGTGGCCCACTATCAGGCATAGTGATGTCTTCTTCTCCATCCGGGCGATACGGAGCTTGACCACGTAGTCGCCCCATGAGGTCCAGTAAATCTTTGTGTACGATCTCGGGGTCTTCGATTTGATCGATCCCAATCCAATCATAGGTAGCGGAAAGAAGGTTCGATGTTGTTGAACCATCGACATTCTGCTTCCCCCGCTGTGATATATATCGGAAATTGACCACCGTACCATTCGACAGGTAACAGGTGTTGTCATCCTGTGTCGGCATCTTCTTGATCCAGTCTGGTGGGCACCACTGGAAAAAGACTTTGCGCAGCGTGTCGTTCAACTTGGGGTAAGTTGACCGGCCAAGAAGACCATTCGAACCGGGGTACGCTGCGCAAAGCTTAAGTGCTTTGATGACGAGAGCGGTTGTCTTACCGTTGGCGAACCCGCCACCAAAGAATTGTATCTTCGCCCGGCAGTGGTCAAACTGCCAGTGCGTCGTGCCCTTACGAAGCTTGTAATTGCCTTGAGACATGTGTGACTCACACAGCTTTTAGTGCATACGCCATCCGTAGGTATACGGCGCCCATGCAGGGGCTGCCGGGCTACCCAGAGCTACAATGCACGCTTTGGCTGTGGAGTCGTATACGATCTCACCCGCATACATCGCGGTAGCAGGAGGCCCTGCGTTCGATCGATTGGGAGTTGTGAGCGGGACGTCTACAGGTTCACTCGGTCGGGCTAGGTTCTTGACTATGGCCATTTAACGCTCCCACTTCCGTCGTGAGTTGAATGTTCAAATCCTTGCCATTGCCCAGATCGTCTAGCACTTGAATACGCAGAACATTCTTCAGTGCGATCTGTTTCTCTGCAACGGCCTTCGGTGCATATCCGCCTCGATCCATCAAGTCCATTGACGCGCGAAGCCGGTTTGTTTCCGTCTTACCATGCGCGCTTACTGTCGCGATAGTATCCAGCGCACCATGGCTATATGCCGCGATGCGATGGGCGATATTGTCGCTATCGGCTGTTATTATTTCACTGCCAATTAGATCGAGATACTCGGAATAAGCTGCACTCTTCCGAATTTCTTCCAACTCAACAACGGTACATTTGAGAGCGTTCGCCACCTCCCTATCACCGACACCAAAAAATGAATAAAGCATAAGAGCGCCAATTGCGTTCATCATATTGGATGCCGCTGGCAACTCATTCATGTTCCTGCGACGTTTCCCCCTGAACGTCACTGGATTAATCTTGGTATCCTCTTTCACCCTTGGGATAAAATCCGCAGGCAGCAACGGAGCGACTTTCGTCCCATCCGGTGCTACCCACGGATCACCCACGCGTGCGAGAGCCGGCTTCACCGCTTTGGGCAAAGCCGACTCTCGCCTCGTTCGAGGCTTGTAGCTCTTAGGGGGCTTCGACACCACAAACCTCAGGCTGCGTCAGGATCGTCCGGTTCGGGCTCGTTGGAGTTCACGACTGTGCCATGCTGCTCCTTGACAGCCTCGTCGGGGACCTCTTCCAACTGAACCGTGGCGGGATTGAACGTGAACGCCCGGATGCCACGACGCTCGGGGTTCGGGTCCATCAGAGTACCAACTTTCATC